ATGAGTGCGCGCATTTATCAGCCAGCCAAAAACGCCATGCAGTCCGGCAAAGCCAAAAGCAATCTTTGGCTACTGGATTATGATCCCGGCGCGGCGAAATCTATTGATCCTCTCATGGGCTACACGACTTCCAGCGATATGCAGCAGCAAGTGCGCATGAAGTTCTCCAGCAAAGAAGAAGCTGTCGCTTTTGCCGAGCGCCAAGGCATGGAGTTTCGCGTGATTGAACCGCGTTTGCGCAAGACCCGCAGCAGCTCCTACTCGGACAATTTTAAACACAACCGCATTGCCCCGTGGACGCATTAATTTTCAGCATTGCAACCAATCAAGCTTTCACCTAAATAGGCCTTGCAGCGGCGCCCACATGAGCGCCCTTGCAAAACGCGGTCCCTTAGCTCAGCTGGATAGAGCACCGGCCTTCTAAGCCGACGGTCGTAGGTTCGAATCCTACAGGGATCGCCATTCTTTTCAATAACTTAGCAATTGACTTTTCATTAAAAATACCGCTGTTTTACAGTTGGTTTTACAGAATTTGTGTAACGCGCAAGTTCGTAGTGGAATCTGGAAAAGTTTGCGGGATTAAGTGGGATTGTACGGGATTGAGCGGTTTTTCAATGAGTTAGGGCGATATAACTGTCACCCTCATCGAGAACGCCGCGCAACTTTGAAATGGAAAAATCCGGCAGTTTTGTGAGAGTGTCATTTTTAGGAATCCCAGAGTTCTGCGATTTAGCATCGTGAACTTTTCCATTTTGTAGAGCGGATGGAAAAGTTTAAGTGGCAGAAAACCGCCACTTTTTGAATTAAACTTTTCCACCTAATTTGCTTAGTATTTCCGCGCTGCTAAATGTATTGCTTCAATTCCTTTCAGTGTTTGTGTCGCGCCTGTTAACTGGGTCTCAAGCCCTGCCAGCCCACCGAACACTATATTGCGCTGGCTTTGCAGGTCCCCTTCTTCATTAAAGCCCTCCAGCGCATATTTGGCTCTGCTTGTCGTGTCCTCTAGTTGTTTTATAAGCGCTTCAAGTGTTGCCTTGACGGCATCGTTTGCGGTTTGATTGTCCATTGTAATCTCCTTTGTTTTTTACACTGGACATGTGGAGCACAGCGACAGCATTGCCAGCTCATGGCATTGCTTTGTTCAGGTTATCTCAGCAATGGCATTGCTCACTTGCACGCCGCGTTTGTAATGAGTAGTTCATTGGCTTTTTTAGCTTTATGAGCGCTTGCCGAGTAGGTCAGGCTGACCTGTTCTTGCGCGAAGTCGCAAAAGATCTCCCGTATCTGTGGGGTGTCATTTATAGACATTATGAACCGGCCTTTAATGCCCTTTAAAAGCTCGGCAAGCGCTGTAAAATCTGCCTTGGAAAAAACCCCTTTTCCATAGTAGTCCTCGGTATCCCAGTATGGCGGGTCGAGATAGAATAAGGTTTCAGGTCGATCATAGCGCTTGATGCACTCCGCGTATGGCAAACATTCAATAGTGACACCTGACAGGCGTTCGTGGACGTCCTCCAGCAATGGCACCACTTTTGTTAAATCAAACCGCGCCGATCGCATGGATACGCCAAAAGTCCGGCCATCTACTTTACCGCCAAAACTAGTGCGCTGGAGATACAGAAACCGCGCGGCTCGTTCCAGATCAGTCAGGGTTTCAGGATCGGTTTTTGATAAACGTTCAAATTCCGATCGGCTTGTGAGTTGGTACTTGAGCACATCCAGAAATTGCGGGTAATGCCGCTGCAGAATGCGAAACAAACCCGAGACGTCGCGGCTGATATCGTTTATCACCTCGCATCTCACTTGATGATCGCGGCGCAAGAACACGCCGCCCATACCCACAAATGGCTCAACATAGTAGTCATGCGGGATGTTCTTGATCCGTTTTACAATTAGCTTTGACAGCTGAAACTTTCCGCCAATGTACGGCGCAACAGGTTTAACCGGGTTCGTTGGTTGCATCGCGGTTTGCCTTGGATTGGATCTCGGCGGATCTCACATCATTGTATAAGCCACAACGGCCACACTTTATTTCTATTCGGCCATGCATGGCCATAAATTCTACTTTGAACAGTAATTTATTACAGTTGCTGCAGCGGATAGACTCCATTTGGTTTCTCGCATAAACAAGGCTCCTGCTCATCTGCCTAGGTGAGTTGATGTGGCGGGAGCGGTGTTATGCTTGGGTTACATCGGTCGGGATCTGGTTGGAGCTTGACCCCGACATTCGGAAGCTCACTCTTCCGGGTCTCTCGCCTCATTTTTTGGCTCACATTCTGCTGTTGTTGAATACCCGTCCGTCTCTGCGTTGTAGTCATGCGTAACGGTCTGGGGTGTCCAGATGTCATCAATGTCTGATGCAAAGCCTTTCAGATGCAGATCAATCTGTTCCAGCAGGTCCGGATCGCCTTGCCTGGTTTTTATCGAGATACGCTTTTGCGCCCGCTTTAGCTGCTTGGCCTTGCTGGTTGCGGCTTTCTCCGCCACCTTTTTATCCGGAAACAACCGCCTGATTTCATAGAACGGATCGTCTTTGTTCAGTTCTTTCTTGGCGCTGGTCCGCTTGCCCTTCTTGGGATCAATGGCCACCGCTTTGACGCCCCCATATTGCGCCTTAAAATCCTTGGTGAAGGTAAGCGTTTGCACATCTGCCCGCGTCAGTTGGTGTTGCAGCTCACGCCCCTTGATGTCCTTGCCACCACCATTTGCCAGCAATACGATCTTTTTCCCGGAGTATTTCTCGATGAAGTCGTGGACTTCTGCGACCTCTCCAATGAGCTGGAACAGGGACTGGCCATCACGGAAAAAGTGGTCGTACACAAAAGCGCCTAATGCCGGATCGATTTCCACTTGATAGCCGTCTCGCTCTGCTTCACTTTTTAAGATGTCTGCCAGAGCGCTGTTCTCATAACTCGCGCTACGCCGCTGTTTTCCCTTGCCATTAAAATCAGCCGAGGTGCAGGTGATGACCATCGTGTCACTGTCTTCTGCGCTAATCTCGCGAACATATTGATCGACCATAAAGGGACCGAACCGGCGCTGTCGACCACCTTGATAACCCAGCGTGACGATCAATTCGGCCTTTTCTCGCGGTGCGGGCAATTGCAAAAGTGGATCGGCCAGCGTGACCTCACATTTGTCAGGATCCTTACCGCTGTTCAGAGTGATGCTCAGAGAGCGTAGGTGATCTGTCACTACCTGTGAGGGCTTGCCATCCCATTCTAACGTACAAAATGGCGTCATCTAGCAGCGACCCCGCCATGCGGAACGGGCGCATCGGGCCGTTGCCAACGCGGGATCTGCAGTAGGATGCCTGCGGGCAATATCAGCCCCATATCGGCAAGGCCGGGGTTTGCATTGTGAATAGCCGAGCGGCCAGCTTCATCGCCGTATTCCTCATAGGCAATGAGATCGACCATGTCACCATCCTTGCTCATGCGGCTCTTGGGATTAATGGTCATTAAAACAGCCTTTCAACCAGTTTTGACGCAGCGCTCTTAGCTGCGCTAATCAACCCGTCTCGCCCCTGCAAAACACGAGACATCAGCGAGTTCCGATTGAGCCCGCCCTGATAGAGGCTGAGCTCCAGATCGTACTTGGCTTCGACAACGCCATTAGGACCGGTGCTTTCATCAGAGAGCCGGAGGGAGAGCGCTTTGTAGAGACCAAACGGTTTTTGCGCCGAGAACAGTGGTAACACCAGCCCGGCCTCAATAGATGCCCCCATTGCTTCAGCCGCTTCATAGCCGCCGTAGCTTTGCGGGAACAACACGCCTGAGATTGTCAAAGTACGCGGTGTTGCGCCAAGAAAATGGTCGACATGGCCACCATTGGCGGTGAAGTGCTCCATCCAGCGCCCTGCATATTCACGCTCCAGCTTTTGGTAGTTCAGCCCCTCTACACGGAAACGATGAGGGCCAAGGGCAAGCAACGCCATATTCCTGCTCCTAGTCTGTATCGCGCAGCGCCCGATTGTTGGCAGCCTTGGCGGAGTTAGCGATCCGGTCCGCCATCGCTTTATCTGAACCAACTTGAATGTTGAATATGTTGTGCTGCGTTACGGTTTTTTGAGGTTGCTTTGGTTCATCCAGTGATTGCGTGTAAGCGCGCAGTGCCGCAACTGGATCTCCTGCTGGCGCAAAGGCCGGTGCATAGGCCGGAACGCTGGCGTTCCCGGGAGCAGGAGCTGCTGTTGCAGCTTGCTCATTGCCTGACAACCCGAGAAAGCGGGCGAGATCCTGTATCCACGCAGGTGGATCCGGCCAGTTGATCTCGAAGTCAAACTTGAAAAAGTCTTTGACGATATCAACCTGCTCTCCCAGCCATTTTTTGAATTTCTGCCATTTCTGCTGGAAGCCTTGCAGCAGATAACTGCCCCACTCAGCGCCGATCTCCGCCATTTTTACCGGCAGCCGCAGCATGGCGCTGACCCAGTTGAAATAGGCGCGGCCAAGGGCACGGCCTGCGGACTTCCCTTTCGCCTCAAGGGCGGCCCGTTCCTCTTCGGAAATTTCTGCTTGCGTGAAAACAGATGAAAACCAGTTGCGAATACGACTGCCAATATCGGCAAGGCTGTCCCAAAGCCACGAAAAGTCAAAGGTATCCTTGAAGAACTGCTGGACTTGCTGTTTTTGGGCTTCGTCTAGCCCAAGGAAATCAGCCAGATCAGAAAAGTACTGCCCAAGTGTGACGCTGGCGCTTTCTAGCTGCTGATTAAGGTCATCCAGCCCTTCTTGAAACCCTTCGCCCCATCCGTCAAAGAAGCCAGTAAACCACGCCTCCAGCGGGTACCAGTACTTCCATATAAGGAAAGCCCCGGCAACCAGCAGAGCAATCAATGCTGCTACCGGGGTGGTCACAGCACCGAAACCTGCTGCCAACGGCATTACGGCCAATCGCAGTTTTGAGAGCACATCCTTCAGGCGTGAGAGCTTGCCGATCCGCTTGGCCCATTTGGAACGAAACAACTTTCCAGCAGCATTTTGAAGGAGCGTGAACCCACTAGCCAATACATTCGCGCCAAAACCGACCACCCGTGCAACCACACCGAACGCCAGCAGGCCGGTGATAGTTTTCAGGAGTGTTTTGGTGAGTTCGGGATTTTTTGCAGCGAAGTCGTCCAATGCTTTTATCCAGCTACGGAATTCCGCTACAATTTCCTTAATGATACCAAGCAGCGCAGAAGATCGAGAATTGAGATTATCCATCTCGATGCCCGCCGCCTTGCTCTGTTCAACCATCGTATCCATCATGCGATTGAAGTCCTGATCAATGACTCCAGAAGCATTCAGGCTGTCATCGCGGATGCGCTTATAATCATCCAAATCGGCAATCATTGGCTTTAAAAACTGCTGGACCTGCATATCACCGAACAGCTCACCAATGATACGCGGGTTCTCTTCGGCAAGGTCATGGATGCGCACCAGCATGTATTCCATCGGATCCACGCCATTGGCGATGGCGTTGTCCAACTCATTATGCAGATCAATGCCGATTTTTTTAAACTTGTTTACCGATTCAGGGCCTTCAAATTTTGCCAGAAAATTCTTGAAATTATTGGCCGCTTCGGCTGGGTCCGCAGCGCCGCGCATGGCAATTTGCAAGGCAGCACCGAGCTTGGCGACAGCGTCGACACCCTCCATCTTCAAGTTTTTGGCAGATGCCGTCAGTCCCGGAAAATGCTGGGCCATGTCTTTGAGTTCAAAGCCGCCCATTTTACCCGAGGCACTCATCACCTCAAATGCTTCGCCCAAATCGTCAACAGCAACATTGAGGTTGCCCAAGGCCGCATATCCGACCCTTGACAGGTGCTCCACACTCGCTCCGGTGGCAGTCGCGGTTTTACCGATATTTTCAACGACCTGTACGGTGCCATCAATGCCGATCTTGTCGTGTAGTCCGACACTCATCAACAAGTTCAGGCCACCCAGCAGCTCGGTGGCATACTGGTTGGTTGTACCTGCGCTTTTGCGTAGCTCCGCCTCAATCTCTTTGAGTTTGTCACTGGTCAGCCCTGCCACGTTGCCAAGACTGGCCATTTGGTGTTCAAAGTCGCCCACACGCATCAGCGGAGCAACAACCGATGCTCCCATAGCGAGCGCACCAACCAGCTTGCCGCGCATGCGCTCGCTCCGCGCTTCAATGCGGCTCATACGCTTTTCCAACCGCTTAGGGTCAAAGGCGCGATCAAAGGCCGCATTGGTCTTGCGGGCCATATCCTGCGTCGAGCGCTCAACACGGCCAGCCATGCGCTCCACAGCGCGGGCAACTGCCTGCGCCTTTGGTGTCACATGCTCGACAAGGCGCAGCACCATTTTGAAGTTGAGATCACTCACCTACTCGCCCTCGATAGATGTTGGCGCAATTGCAGATGAAGCCTAACCAATGTGGCGAACTCCATCTGCAACCAGCCATCAGGCCCGCCGCCGCAATGCACCATCAATTCAACCAGCACCGCATCGCAGCTTAGGATGTAGCTGCCAGCGCCCTCTGGATAGCTGGAAAAAAAACCGTTAATCGGCGACCGATTTCGATCAAATCTTCCAGTGCAAGCTGTTCGGCATCACTGTCATCCAGCGCTAGATAATGGCCGACTGCATGATTGAATGCGTTAAAACGATCCGCCTTGAGCAGATGGCGCGATAAATCGGCACCGGTTGCTGCATCCAGCTTACCTGCGGCTGCTTTGGTCAACACCTCGGCCAAAACGTCCGAGCCTATCGCCAGCATAAATTTCTGGATATGACACAGGCGCGGCTTTACCAGTTGCACCGTGGTAATGGACGAGCCATCACCCTTGTCAATTGGGTCAATCAGTTTGTATTCACTCATGTTAAAGCCCTTTAAAAATGTTCTTTAACCCAGCTGTAGGATCGAACGTCGCCGTGCCCAGACCCGTCTACCATTCAACATAAGCTCGTTTGTTCTCAAGTTGCCTTCATCGGTCAGTACTTCATTCTTGAGCTTTTGATAGAGACGAGTGTTTTTGACCTCATAGTCCCATTCGGGTAGATCACCCAGTTTTCGATCAGCCTCGCCGGGCATGTCCAGCTCACCATGGTAGACATGGCGAAGTCCGTGTTCGCTGCCATCATTCTCGTCCACCAGATACTCGGTGAACGAGAGGATCAATTGTTCGCCAATAGGCAATGCGTCGAACCCATCAGGATAAGCAGCCACTTTGAACTTGAAGGGCTTGTATTTGAAGCCGGTGATCGGCTGGCGGTCCAGAATTGCCCCGCCAGCACGATATTCCTTACGCTCCACCTCAATGCCACCGGGTGTGACCGTGCTCAACTGGCCATAGAGGTTCTGATTGCCATTGATAACGAGGTTAAAGTCGCGCGGGATCAGCAATTTGCTCATGTGCGCCTCCTATGCCTTGAACTGGGTTTGTTTGAGCACATCGGCCACCAGCAGCTCGAGGTATTGCGGCTCATCCTCATACTCGATGTTTAGCTGGGTGATCGGCGGCGGTGCGAACGACTTGTAGTTCACTGTGATTTTGCCCTGTTCCAGCGCATTGACAGTGTTGCGATCCCCTTCAAAAAAAGCAGCACCGCCCAATAACTTGCCTTCGCTCACCAGATCGAACAGCAGGGCGTTAATCCGGTCGAGTACCGCAGAGACTTTGTCCGCCACCATCGGGTCAGAAATCACGCGCCAGATATGGCGGGACAATGCTTCGTTGATGATGTCGCGCACCCGTGTTTGACAGTAGAACTGGCGTGCGGCATTGCTGGTGGCGGCATAATCGCCCCACGAGCGCCAGCCACCTTGTTGGTTGATAAATGTGTTGATCTGGTGCGAGAGCAGGTAGTTTGCGCGGTTGTCGGAGTGCAGCATATGATGCTGAATCGGGCGTGATATTCCCAGTGCACCGGGCGCGATTTTATTGCCCCAGCTGGCGTGATACCCGATCTCGGCATCCGTGTTGACACCGATAGCAGCAACAAACGGCTCGGGCGAAGCCAGCCCTTGTGCCGTTTTGATGAACGGTTCAAACAGGATCAAGCGCTCGTCATCAAAGTCTTGCCGGAAGGCAAAAGCATCAGCGTCGGTTGCGCCCGGCGCGCCGGATATGTGGACTGCGCCGAGCTGCTTGGCGATGAGCGACTGGGTCGCCAGCACTGGATTGGCGGCATTATCGACACGATAATTGGTAACACCCGGCGAAAGCAGAATTTTGGGGGCGATGCCAAACGTGCTGGCAGCAGCGCCTAATGCGTGAAGCCCCGTGAGGCTGGCTTCACTACCAGCGGCATTTTCCAGTGTTTTGTCTGAGGTTGCGCCGGTATCATAGAGGTTAACCAGCACCGCAGCAGAAGCAACACCGGCAAAAAAGCGGTCAAGGCTGCGCTTGGCATTACCTGTTTCGCCCAGTTTCGGGCGTTTTTCATGATCGTGCTTAAAAAGGAGAAACGGCTCATTGCGCGGTAATGAGTTGTCAGCATCAGGAGCTGTGAGGTTCATGCCCACCGTGTTGGTGTCATGCACGCTAATCGCGCCGATACTATCGCCGAGTTTGCGCTTGAAGCGCAGGCCATGGTGGAATTCGTCTTGGGCAGCCATAAAGGGTCTCCATGCGGTTTATGAAGACCCTAGCCAATCAGTAATGCTCTACCAGCGGTGACAGGTTACGCAGGCTTTAAAATGCATGGCTAAACTTTAGTAATATCGCCAGTCCATGCACACCTGCTGTTGCGTGAGCATAATTCATACCGTGAAGTGGATTTTCCTCTGCCACCCCCCTTTCACCTGCGATAATATTTCCATCCTGCGTTATTGCGGCTCTTGGTACATACATTTTTGTATTATTGGTCGTTCCGGCTGGAAAATGATGAAAACTTGTAACATTTATATAGCTAACTATCTTCGCCACTTCTGGATTAAAGTCGTATCTGTTCAGATATGCGAGACTTTCTCCAGCACTTGGTTCTGTAACTTCCCCTTGCGTTTTAAAACCGCTGCCATCCATTGCGAAAATTGGGCTTGTTAATGCCAAACCGCCCTTACCACCGCTAGCAAAATATTCAGTATTTGCTCCCTTAAAGCTGATTTTGGTTGCTCCACCTTCTTCACCATCAACATCATCTTTAGGTATGGTCACGGCTTTACCAACTGTGATATCAAAGATTTCATCAAGTAGACAATTATGTAATAGACGACCGCCACGTCCACCATGTTGCCATTTTTGTTCTTGACTATTCCCACGACCACCGCCCCCCGCGCCAATCAGCAAAAATTGAGCATAGGAATACTTTTCAGACGAGACAATAAGATCGCTGGTGTCCTCACTAATAAAATCAATATCAATACGAACGCTACTTCTACTCAGAACTTTCCTCAATACGCCAGCATTTATCAGCTGGTTATCATCAGATGAAATACTATCAATGCTGGCGACATCACCAGTTGCCAGCACATCACCATTTTTTGTCGCAAAACCTGCGGCCTCGACGATGGTTTTGCCATCTTTGCCCTCTGTCCCTATCGGCATATCAGAGACTATATGCAGCCGATTTTTACTATCATCATGCCATATGCAGTCCACATTATCACTACTCGACAGATCAGCGTCATCCGCTATGTTGAACACAATTCTACGGCTTTTCACATAGATCCCAGCAGCAAAAGTCTGCATTTTTTTAAATATATTAGGCTTTTGAATGTCAGCCTTGCTCGCCATAGATTTCATTATCGCAGCTATGGCATCCGCATCGTCATTCAGCCGTTCACCCAGTTCCTTGATGGTATCCAGCTCGGCCTGTGTAGCCCCGCCCATGATTGTTTCGATGGCATCGTTTTTGGCGGCGACAATCGCCAGCGCCAGCGCTGCCACGTCACCATCAATGGCTTTGATGGCGTCGTTCAGGCGCAAGAGACAATCGATCTCACTTTCGCTTAATACGGCCAGCGGATAGTTTTTATTGTCTGTAGTGCTCATGGAAAACCTTTCTAAACGCTGACATCAAGCGGGGCGGCATAGATGTAAGCCATTATTGGCCGGTCCCGTGCGCTGCCCTTGGCGGTGATACGCACAGCCGTTTCCTCCGTGCTGACATCTGCGCGGCGATACACTTTCTTGTGCCAGCCATCCCCGTGGTTCTCTTGGGAGTGCAGTGGTACATCCTGCCAGTTGTCATCAGCGATGCGGATTGCCAGCGCGAATGAACTGGCTCCGGGTGTGCGCTCAAAGCTGGTAATCTCAACGGTGCGGTTGTCACCGCATTTAAATGCCCTTGAAACGTAGCTGCCGCTTTGCTCAATCTGCGCCAGTACCAGCTGCGGACTGGCCAGCAGCACCGGCGAGGCCGCATTCGTGCCAATCAGTTCAACTGATACTTGCAGCTCTTCGTTCAGTTCTTCCGGAAGGTTGACAACCTCGCCCGGCAACATGCGGATTTCGCTATTGTTAGGACGGGTAAGGATCAGTTCTGCGCGGGTTTCGGCGCTGGGGTGCTCAACACCGGCCAGAGCAAGCAAATCAGTGGCGACTGTTGCTGGCAGTGCACCCAGCTCAACCCGTGTTTTGGTGCTGGTAAACGCAGCTTTTTCAATCACAGTCCACAAATCGCGGTCGTGATGATAGGTGAATGCGGTGTTGTTGGAAGATGATATGCAGACCATATTGACATTGGGCTGGGCCCGCACCCAGCCGTGATCCGGATCGCGCTTTCCTAGCCGGGCAATGGCCAGTGCGTGAGTTGGATCATCGCTCAGCCACACGTGCGCGTATTCGGTGCCCGCTTCCAGCCAAAGCGGTATCGGCAGCTCAAAGCGCAAGATGTCACCAACTTTGACGCCGCGCATATCCAGCTCGACCTCGGCCAATGGCAGGCCGGTTGGCTGGCTGGCAAGTGTTTCGCGTACCTGTAAAATAATCGGATTATCGGGGTTGCCGATATCTGTCACCTTAACGCTAACCGCACCCAGCGGCATCCGCTCTTGCGGTGTCCAGATATAGCCCAATGGATCAAATCGGCGCGTGGTGAGAATGCGGCGGGTGGTGGTGACGCGGCGCATTTCTGTCACCGTGATGGTGCCACGGCCAATGTAGCTGGCCTCGCCAAAGCTACCCTGATCTCCCACAAACTCCACCAGTTTGGAACCGGCTGGCACGCCATCAGGGATCGTGAAGGCACCGACAAGGGTGCCGTCCTGGTCTGCAATCGGTGCCGGATCCGGTAGCGGTAAATCACGGCCATCAAAGCGAATTTCTAACATACGCTCGCCCGCTTCAAATCCTGCGATCTCATAGGCGACATCGCGTACGCGCAACAGCTCGGCCGCGCGTTGCTGGCGCGAGAGCATTTGCGTGGCACTTGTGCTCACCAGATCAGAGTTGGTGCGGGCCTGCTGCCCGGAGCCGATAAACCGGCGCACATCCGAGAGCCGCTGGGTGATGGACGAGCGCCACTTTGTCACGTTTTGCGCCCATTGGTCGGAGGCAGGTGTGAGTTTGACCTTGGCAGGCAGCGGTTCAAATGCCTGATAGGGATTGACCTTCATGGAGCCGGTTGCCAGCCGCTGCGCCAGCACTTCTTCGTAATTATAGGTGTTTTGCCAAATCCCGTCGCCCAGATCATGGATCAAGGTGGCGGTTAGCGGCAGGGTTAAAAAGCCTGAGACGATTTCCAGTGTTTGATCAACCCCGGCATCGCGCTGGCTGTCATCAATGAAGTTATCCACCCAGATACTGCTTTTTGCATAGCCGTTGGCGCTACCAGCCTCCAGTTGTAATTGCAGTCGACCGACTTCATTCATAGCCGTTATGGCCAATTCACGTGTGCGCTCCTGTTCCGAGACTGGCACGCGGCGCACAGCAACATTCACCAAAGTCGGGTCACCGTCCCACGTGTGGTGGATTTGCGCGAGGGTGAGGTCGTTCGGTGCAGCTTGTGGCACTTGCGGGCGATAGGGCCGCGAGACGCCTTTGACCCGTTTGAATACGCCATTACGGTCCAGTACCAGCAAATCAATGCGTGGCATCTGGTGGCTGTAATCAATCTCAACTTGAGTGCCGGTAACAGCACCGGAGATTGTCACCGTGGTGTTGGTTTGTGCGTCGGCATCAATTGATCGTTTGTAGCGGTATGTGACCTGATAGGTGGAGCCTGTTGCCGGTTCACCGCCATTTTTCGACCAGTCCACCTCATCGCCAAACAGACGGTAATCGTTACCGGCCGCAAAAGTAGTGTCGCCCTGTTTAATCTCGACAATACCCGCAACTTGCGCATCAGGGAGCGCGTCGCGACCACCGGCAACCAGACCGCGTTTGACCTCAACCGTTTTTTCTTCCAGCACCGAGATATCTGAGATTTGCGCAATCGGTGTGCGATTCAATGTGATGGTGAGAGAGCCGGACCCGCCATCGTTGAAGTAGTGCGGCTCGGCCTTGATGACTTCCAGATCAGGATCGAAGGGCAGATCAAACGGCGTGGCGTTTGGTTTGATCACCTCCAGACCCCAAACATGGGCTAGCCCCTCTTTAACCGAGAGGAGGCTTTTATCTGCTTGCTTGCTGACAAAAGCCACTTCCAAGCCCTCGACCACATAGTGACCGTTGGCCTGCCTGTCATAACGGGCAAGCCGCGCATCAAAGCCGGTGAGTTCCGGTGGCGGCGTATAGGCAACCAGTTGTCGATCATTGATCTCGTAAATCGGGAAAAAGCGGAAGCTCGTTTCCGGTGTATCATCTGGTACTTGCGTCGATAATGCCCAGCTTGGCACCTCTTCAATTTGCGCGGCACGGGGCTCAGCAAGGGCAAGATAAGCGGGATTTACAAACAGCTCACCCGGCACCACTCGAGTTGCCAGCATCACACCAATGAACAACTGTCCCTCTGGCAAGGCAATAGTGGCCGCACCCAGATCACGCACCAGCCCATCAGTGTAGAGCTGGGCGGATTCCAGATGCGCCGTTCCATCACCATCAATGGTCAACGTTCCACCGGAGGTGAGCTTTCCATCCGCCAATATGGCATCGCCAATCGATGCGATGCGGCGCTGTCCCATGTCGCGGGCAACTGACTGGTCAATGGCAAATGCATACTCGCCCTCGCCATAAAGCAGCGAGGTGCGGTGTTGATCAGGGGTATAATCGCTTAGAGCGTTTGCAGGTAGCTTCATTATATCACCAGAATTAGAGCAAAATCAGTGCCTAGCGTGCCATCTCGCGGCACCGGTAGGCGGCGCTCGATTGCCAGCGCTGTGCCAGTTTTTTCCATCTGATCGGCGGGGTAATAGATCCGTCCTTTTGGGGCATCCCCGGCGATTTTGCAGCCTGTCATCAGCGCAAATTCGTTGATGTCATCGCCGACCGCGTCACCGGCCTCCAATTTGCCGCGTATGAGCAGCATGCGGCTTGGTTGATCAACCAGCTGGTAGTGAATGCCACCAACCGTAATAAAATCACCTTGAGGGGCTTGGCCCGCTGGAACCGCGTCCAGAAAGGAAAGGCCGGCAATTCGTGTGTACCCGACAGCGTTCACTAGGGCGCTGCTCGCCAGCGGCGGCGGCGGTACGTAGGCCCGATACCGCGCGTAAACAGTTGCCTCATCGGGGATGGCGCTGTTGAGTGCCAGTGTCACGCGTCCAGCGGGCGTCACCGTATAGGCCTGCGGGTGGGCTGGATTATCATCACCATCTATGATCAATTCCACGTCCGCATGGTTTTGCGGCGGGTGTGCGAGCTGAATATGCCGCTGTGGTGAAAACGTGTGTTTCTCATTTTGCCGCCGCCCCCACCAAGGCACTCCGGAGCCAATTGCAATCATTGTGTTGCCCGGTTGGTCGTGGATCATATTTCTGATCTGCTCAACAATCGTGGCGCGACCGGAATTTGTATAAACCGACATATCAGTCCTCAAAAACGACGAGAATGGCTTGGGGGCTTGTGCCCGGCAGGTGTAAATCTGGTGTCAGCCCGCTTGGTGGTGCTGGCATAATTTCGGCTCGGCCACCCAGATTGACGGTAGTTTGCCAGTCCTCAGCGGTTGCCACACCGGTGACAGCTGCAAGTGTGTTTCGGGTGGAGATTGCTGGCAGGCGTGAAGAGGCATAACGAATGTCACCCTCTAGATGCGCAACACTCACAACTACTTGAGAGAAGATCGCCAGTGGCTCGGCCTCTGTTGAAACAGTGAAATGCGCCTTGTCTAAATATGACAGTAACGGCCCGTCCGGATGAAAGAGAATGCCACTATCCGCGCCATAAATCATATGGCCATAACGGGAATGATGACTTGCGAACTGGAATGCGCGGTGGTCCAGATTGTACGTGAGGCGATGTAGATGAGAGCGCAATGACGAAGAGGCTTTGGAAAGCGAAACCACCGCATTGCTTTGTCGTCCGCTGGTTGGGGCGTCCAAGTGCAGTGTTGTGTACTTTTTTGCGTGTTGCTCATGCTCTGCGCTCACGCCAATCCAGTTGCGGGCCATATGGCCTGCGTCAATAGTCCCGCGTATACGCTGCCACGCGCGCCCCTTTGCAAGCGCCGCGCGCGGGTCTTGCAGGTAATTGACAACTTCGCCCAGCCCCCATTCCCAGATCAGGAACGGCAAGTCCTCGTCTGCCGGTTTGTTGAGCCGTTGTTCTATGCGCTCGGGCAGCGCTCGCATATCATCCGGCAGGGCTATGGCAGCAGCAAGCGCTCGCATGAGCGGTGTGGCGCTCACAGGTAGCGGCAGGCTCATGCGCTCTCTCCCGTACCTTGTAATCGTGCGCCCAGAACCCGTGGCTCCAGTTTAACAGCGCTGAGCAGCGGCACTTGGTTTGGCAAGATGTCTGGCGGCGGTGCGCCCAGATTTTGCACATCTACAATGCCAGCGCCCATGAACTGTGATGAAATCCAGCTCCAAGCGTGTTTGCGGCCCAATGCCCGCTTGGCTGCCCATGTCATCTGAAAGGCGGTTTCAAGCGGTTTTAAAATGGATTGATCTGCCCCGCGTTCGAAAAAAATTGCGGCATGGACAAACACCGGCACGCCCTCAGCCGGGACAACAGAAACGGCAATATGATCATCCGGATGCACATCATCCGCTTGCAGACGGGCACTCACTGACTGCAGAAGCTGAGTGCTTGGAATGCCCGTCGCGTTGCTCGCCAGCACGGTAACACGCACCTGCGAGAGCTGCGGGAAATCGACCTTGATATCGGCAATCTCGTCCGGAGCCACCCCGATGCCGTGACGGCGATACCACTCTGCCGGACCGGCAGCAGAGGATCCGGCCCTTTGTAATCGTATCCGCTCCTGTTTGCGCGCACGGCTCTCGCCAGCAACCGGCTGCAAGCCTTCTTCACTCAGCAAAAGATCCAGATTGTCACCATCTGCATAGTAGACAAAACGGGCACGATAACGGGCATTTTGGCGCAAGCGCTCGTTATACTCGTCCTCTGCCGCCGCGCGCAGCAATGATACAACTGGGCTGCTTTCAGTAAGTGCTGTAAAATCCTTGCCTGTCTCGGTTTTATAGTGACGCAAAAACACATCCAGTTTTCGTGCCAGTATGTCCGCAACGCTTGGCTCGCCAACCAGCGAGGGCGCTGGCAATAACGATAGATCGTTCACGTGCGCTCTCCCTTTTCGATAATGCGGGTATAGATTTCGCCAGAGGGAATAAATTTTGCCCGGTAGGAAATGCGCAGCATGCCGGTCGGTGTTGCCTGCTCCAGTCGGTAGTCGAGCAGTTCCAGCTCGGGTTCCCACAAAAACGCATCCACTAGATCAGCAGCAATTTCGATCTCGCTCTCCTCATTCATGGGAGAAGAGATGCGCAAGGGCAAATCGGAGCCGTAGCTACGTGCACCAACCTGCGACTTGCGCGGGGTTTCAAGCGTGGCTTCTACCGACTGAAAGGCCCGCTCGGGGCCGGATAACTCGGCCCCGCTATAGCGGTCCATACCAACCAGCATCAATTATGCGTATGCCGTGGTAAATCCGGCAGCGTCCCAGTTTTCAACCAGCTCACGGGTGAGAACGAGAATGTCATGATGCGCGTTGAATTTAACGTCGCCGCGATCATTGATCAGCACCAGCGTGCCAACTGAGTAGAGTTTACCAATCATCACCTCGCGCTGCAGGATGCGGGCATCCTTTGCGCTATAGCCCTGCGGCAATGCGGGCAGCTTTGGTTGATCTGGTTTTGCGGGTTTTGCAGGAGTTCGGGCCATCACTACCTCACCATTTAAAGGCTATTAAAAGGAATGCGTTTCGCCCGTTAATTTACTGCGCGAATGTTCGCTTTGCGCCGGTGACAATCGGCCATAGCCCCTTGGAAGATCCTCGATCGATTTGCACCATGTCGCCAACCCGCGCCACCGCTGGTCCGCCGGTCGCGCCAAGGTCCACGCGCTTAGACGTGAGTTCGGCCTGCTCAGGCAACAGCCGCTGCGTTGTCTCGCCGACAATTGTCACATCCTCCACCTCTGCCGCCGACGGGCTGGGGTTGGTGTTTGTGGTGCCGATCGGTATGGCGAAACTGGCTGGACCAAACTGGCCACAAGGCGAGATAACCAACACCTGCTCACCAGCGCTGATAGTTGCACGGCGTTGCACAGCACCTGATTGATGCAGGAACGGGATTGGCGGTGTTTGCAGCGTATCGCTATCTCCTTCGCTTTGATCTTGTGCCACCAAGCGGTTGTTTGTGGCGTCAAATGACGTAACCGTGGCAACGCGCACCATGTTGCGAATTTGTGCCTGTAGATCGGTAATTTGCGCCTGCAGGTCGCGAATGTCTCGTGCATCAACCATGGGAGCGGACCTCTTCAGTTTGCGCTACCGGTTTGGCAGGCGTTTGCGGCTCGCTTAGGGTTAAATTCTGTTTCCACGTGAGGGCGGTCAGCGTTTGGTTTTTTTGCCGCTCACTACTGGAGACCACCGGAATAATTTGGAATTCCGTTGGCTGGCTGATTTGTGTCAGCTCCCACATATTGCGATGGCAAAGCTCCAGTGTTTTGGTGGCTGCTTGCCACGCGCTTATGTGCCGGTCCGTTGTTTTGGCAACAATCATGACAGCAAGCGCACACATCAGCCGCACTTGCCCTGCGTGCTGGATGCGCGGTGTGGCGCTGGACATGGTTACAAACGCGGATGGACTGCGAAAGCTGCGCGTATCCAGATCTTCTATACGAAACTTGCCATGCAACACCTCTACATCGGCAAAAATGTTCATTGCTTCAATCTGCTTGCAGATATTATCTAGCAACGTGTCTGGATCGGGGTAAGCGCTCATTCTATCAGCTCCGTTAAAATATCGGTAACCAGCTCTTCGATTTCCCGTGTATTGTCAGCAGATAGCCCCAGAAATGGCCGCGCCGGAATGGTGACCTGTTTGGCAAAGATTTTGCGGCCACCGGCGTTAAACACCAGATGCTGCACCTCCTTGGGCACTATCGTGCCGCCAAACTGGTGGATCGCGCCGTAGATCATCGGCGTGCCGACAATAATGTCATCGCCCTCCAGCCGGTGGTCGATGGTATCGCGCAGCGCACCGGTTCTAACCAGTGTTTCGCTGCCCTCGCGGTTTGCGGCCCAAGGCTCGCCGGAGGGGGATGTTTTCTCCTCGTCAATGCGCCGCTGAGTCTGGCTGACAACCAGAGCGCCAATGGCATCGCGCAGCTCGTAGGTGCGCAGATCGGTCAGCGCACTGATCGCACGGCTGATCTCATCGCTTGGAAAATCAACGGTAAAACCGGTAGACATTACATACCGCTCAGGTTTTGTCGGGTCATCATCCGCTCAGGCGGTGCGTCGAACAACACATTGTCACTTCCGTCCGCATCTCCGGGGTTAGTGGCTTCCGGCTCTGCCAGTCCCAGCCCGGCTTTGCCATCGGCCACACGTTCTAGAAACCGCACCGCATGTTTGTATCTGGTCTCAATGGCCTCGGTGAGCTGTGCATGGCTTTGCGCCAACAGATAAACGGCAATATCAATTGCTTGGCGGCGCAGCAGCACCGGTTTACCTGTCAATGGCAGCTGGTAGCGCATGGTCAGATAGCCATCAATCTGTGCGCTGGCATCATCCAGCGCCGTTTGCACCAGCGCCAGATCGGCTTTGCCACTGCGCTGCGGATCCGCCAATGTCAGCAGCTCGTCCTCGCCAATAGCGCGGGTTAACTCGTCAATGCTTGCGTAGGTCATAGCGGGATCCTGTTAGAAAACACGGTTCTCTAGTTAAAACGTATTGTTATGCCACCGCCCAAGCGAGCGACTTTGGGATCGCGATCTTCGATCGGTCGGACAATCGAGCTGATGATTTCATTCTGATTTTGGGCGGCTCTTATTTCTTCCCAGCGCGGGGCAAGCGCCGCCCAGTAGTCATTGACCTCAGCCATTTCCAAAAGCCGCACACGCAGCTGCGGGAATGCTGCCAGCAAAGCCTCGCAGCGTCCAAAATCACCCGCATCATGCGGGTAAGAGCCATCCGGCTCGCCCCCTGTCAGGTGCTCGGCAATGCACTTTGCGGACATTCCATTAATGCAGCCAGCTAGATCTTTATTCATTATTATCATCTCTCAAACGTTTGCGGAGCACCGCCTAGCGAAAACTTTAAGCTATGAAGAAAAATGTGCATCAAAGGCAACTTGTAGAGGGGTAACTTTGTTTTGTCTGCAAACCGAAAGACGTGTTATGCCTACGGCGCGTTAGTCCGTAGATCCTTGGTATCTCACTCAGGCCCAGAACTTGGCAGGACGCTTATGCAGGCTTGGAACGCTACACCATCCAACTGAAATGACCATTTTGCCTGAGATCCGGGACAAAGGTCATCGACCACCTTTAAGCGATCGACTGCCTCCAGCATCAGCTGCCCCATCTGGTCAGCAATCTCGCTCTCAAACAAAAAATCATCTTGAGTGTCCTTCATGCTTCACCTCAATAATCTAGATGTTGATTTGCAGTCAGAGAGCACCTGCCACGCTGAAAGGGTTCAGCGCGGCGGGTCTAGGCGAAATGTCACCCCAACGCTGTGCTAGCTGGTAGGTGCTTTGGTGGCCGGTTTGCGATTGCGTGGTTTCGCTGCCGGTTTTGGCGGCTTCTGTTTGTCCGTCTCCGGTGGCTCACTCCTGCCAATCGCCGCATCATCTCCAGTATTAGGCCCTTTGTCACCTCCCTCCGGCTCCAACTCAAACGGCGCGGACATGTTGAGGATCGGGTCTGCCATCAGTGTCTCAAGCAGTTTCTCATCGCCCTCGCCAAATGGTACGGTCACCGGCTGGTTTTTGAGGAACTTTAGCCCGCCACGTCGGCGATCTGTCAGGGCGGTGACTGTCACCGCCCACTTTTTTGTCGTGTTCTCTTGCATGGTTTTACCCTTTGAACTTGCGCTAGATTGGCGGGGCTAACTGTCCAGCCACGGCGAAACCATGACCTCGACCTTGCCTTTGTGCGGGTTTGGCTCGCCATTGATTTTATCAGCGCTCATCAGCACCTTGGCCGCGTCTTCATGGACGCTTGGCACCAGCAGCACATTCGGGCGCAGCGCCAGCTTCCTGCCATAGTCGCCAGTTTGCGAGGTCATGGCGGTGTACATTTTGGCAAAATTGTCCGCCTTAAATTCCTGCTTGCTGGCAAATGCCATCTGCCAGAACCCATAGCCCACATTCTCGCGGGATTTGACGCCGTAGAGCACCTCGTCCAGATTGAACACATGATCCGAGCTCGTATCGGTCAGCGCCGCGAATTCCGGTTTCTGCCGCACCTGACGAATGAGCGGTTTGAGCGCGCGGCTGGTATCCATCAAATACCACGCAGGAAAACCGTCTTCGGCCCCAAACAGGTTGGAAACCGAGCGCTCTTGTTTGTCTTTACCAAGCACCGGATGGTCGGTGTCAAAGAAGTTTTGGCCGTCATAGCAGGTGTTTTCAAACCCGGCTTGCAACCCTTCAAATACCAGCTCGTCTGGATGCCGCGCCGCAGCCTCGCCCATGCCCTGCATCAGCGGGCGGTAGATGCCCACATTGTCATCGGCCAATTTGTCGAGCAGCACCGCGACAGTGCTTTCAAACTTACGGTTTTTGAGTGTGTAATCGTGGGTGCCGATCTGGTTGATCACACGCTCGCCCAGCCATTCGCGCATGGCCGGAAATGCACCCAGCCAGCCATATTCGTTTTCGCTGGTGGTCGATGGCACCTCGGTGGCAATTCTTTGCCACAGCGGAGCCACACTGTGAAAACCGATATTGTAAGCGGCTTTAAAACCGACACCGGCTGTCCGCAAATTTGTATGGTTTAAATCCATGGGTACACCTATTTAAAAGAGATCCAGACACCGGTGGCATCCACATCGCGAACGATGCCTGCAACCGAGCGGGTGTTGCCGCCATGGGTTTTGGCGAGCGTATTGTCATCAACCACAAAGCAGTCGCGGCCAATATCTGCGCGGCTGATCGGGTCATCGGCACTATTGGCAAACGGGAACCAACCATCGCGGCGGATGTCGACATTGGCGGTCTGCCCCGCAGCTGCGGCTTGCACGCTGTTTTCGGCAATGCCAACTGTTGCCAAGCCTTTTGCGGTTTTGCCGGGCACAACAGTGCTGCCCTCAACCATCACCAGCGCGCCTTTAAGTATGCCGGTTTGCGGTGCGAGCGGCAGGGTGAGGCGTTCGCCCGCCCGCCGTTCATATAAGCGGCCCCGTGTCAACATGCGCCTGCCTCCTTCAAATCAGCCAGTGCAGCGGCCTTTTGTTTTTCGTCAGTCAAGTCCACGCCGAGGCTGACAAGAATGCTCTGCTGGTCTTTATTGAGAGCCAGCTTGGTGTCCGGTTCACCTTTTTTGCCAGCGCCCGGTGTATTAATTGAGGTTTGCATTCCAACCAGCTCGCGAAACCCTTTCAGGCCGTCCTCGGCCTTACATGCGGCAAGATGGTAGCCCTTGCTGGATGGGGCGATTTTGCCTGCCTTGATGGCGGCATCCACCTCGGCCTCAATGGATACGTGGTGCGCCTCATCGATTTTGTTTTGTGCCTCTTTCAGGTCGCTGGAGACCTTTTCATAATCGGCACGCGGCACGAACAGCTTACTGTCAGGCTGCTGCGCCTTGTTCATGGCCAGTTTCGTGTCATCCTGCAGCTTGGTTACCGCTTGCAAAATGGCGCTGTCCGACGCTTCGTCAGCCAGTCCAAGCTGGCGACACAGCGCCAGCCGCTGATCTTTGTTCATGGTGCTCTCCGGTAAGAGGGTCGTTTCAAAAGGAATGTGAGCGCGTGCCTCCGGCGTGTCGCCAGAGTCTGCCTTGTTAAGCGCTGTTAATTTGAGATTAGGCAGATTGGTGAGCGCAGCAGAACGCAGCGCGGAAATTTGTCCTGTAGATGCGCTGTAGGTAAAAACAGGCGAGATGAAACGATATTCACGCGCGGCGATCATTTTATTAGCCGCCTCGGTCCACTCCACATGGCCCCAAATCGCACCATCACGGTTTTCAAGGCGATTGATCCAGCCGCTGGCTGGTGCCGATTGGCCATCATTACGGTGCGTGGCATGCTCATAATCGACAGGCAGGGGATTGCCCTGCCTGTTAAACGCTGCAATCACCGCATCTGGCTGGCTGTTCAGCCACTCGCGTCCGTCAATACCCTGCAGGTGGCCTGCGGGCAGCAGCTCGATCATGGATGGCACAGCGGATTTCTCCTCAGCGCGATTGAGCGCCAGAGCAATGCCGGTTGCCTCAAGGTGGTGTGGTTTTGTGTTCATGCTGCCAGCTTGCTGCAGCTGGCCGAATTCAGTCAGGGTGACAGCTGGAACGGGCCATCACACAGGTAAATTGTAATGTGGGGGTGGAGTGGCGGGAAGTATTTCGCCGTTAAAAGGGGTTTTGAAAGGTTGGGGCGACGTTTGGGTTCGCCATACCCCAACATACCAGAGAGGTTTTGGACGCGCCTCTACGGCGCTTTCTCGTCTTGAAGCGCCTTCACATATTCCAGTGCCAGTGTGCAGCCCTGAACAGAGAGCGAAATTCGATCAGTATCCCCTTTTTGCAGCGCCAGCCACTCGGCCTTGGAGCGCCGCCCCATTTTTAAATCACGCGTGATGTCGATGAGCTCCAGAACGTCATCAATATAATCGGTACATAAATAGAGCACATCATGTGAAAAATAGATGGGATACAGCTCTCCACGCGCTTTGATGAGCGGTTCAATGTGCGCCTTCTCGATGGCTCTAAATTCCTCCAGTGTTTGCGCCTTCATCAAATCGGAGGCTATGTCATAGACCGCGTGCGTTTGTTCAACGACGCTTTCCATTTTGTAAGCGTCTATTACAGCCGCGTTTGAAGGTTGCATAAAGACGAACGAGAACATCATTGCTATCAGGAATAGAATTCGCATTTGTAAAACCCTTATTGAAAAAGTAACAAAACGACACTATTGTTAGTCCAGCGCCCATGCAACGGACAACCATCGCACCTGCGATGCGAGGGGAAACCCTCTGGGAGCGGTATCCGGCTCTCAGGGCGCTGTTCCAGCCTTTATCCTATCAAGAATATAGCTTTGTGACCCAAGCTACGAAGGCTGACCAGTTTTCCCATGTTAAGTAAGTTGCGACACCTGCTATAGCAAGGTTCAGGATTGCTTCGCCAAGTTTGCCAATAACTGTTCCCGTAATTTTGCCGGGTTTGAGGGAAAGGGTCACCTCGATCTCTTGTAAAAGCCACGATGTTAGATAAGACACGTAAGTCAGTGGCCAGACAGTCCTCCAGATGCTGGCCCGAATTGAGCTTTCGTAAACGCCAATTGATTGGTCGATGCAACTCTCGATATTTGCAAAATGCTGATTTTCAGCCCCGAAATGTGCAACTGAAAACGAAGAAAAGATACCATCCAACACGTCGCATGGGACTTTACTTGCTTCGATTGTTTTTTTTGCTTGAGATAGGTTTCTATTGATTTTTGTGCGTATAGCTTTGCTGCCGCTTCCTTCGATGACATAGTCTGGAATTCTGTCTTTCCTTATAGTTTCAAGACTTTGATGATAATCGTTTACATCTCTTTGAAATTCCAACAACATCTTTCTTCTGCTTTTGTTTTCAAACCAAGTAATGCGGTTATAGGGCCTCATTAATTTCTCTCCTAAATGGGATCAGTAATAAATAAGTCTAAATGATTGCGACTCGCTTCAATTACCAAAAATACTCTCACCCATTCAGTCTATTGACCAGAACCGACTGCACGACCTTTCTTAATGCGCAGTGCTATTTCATCCGGATTCGCCCGCCGGAATGACTTTAAAAACAACTCTGTCCCGTTCTTGGTCACTCTAAAGGCGGCAAACCATGCTTTGCCTTCAATCATACCAGACGCGGAAAAACTGCGTTCACGTTCATGTAAAATGACGCCATTGTCCAAGAGTTGCTGAACCTTCAAATAGTCATTCGGCTGCAGGTTCAATCCATCCAAGCCGTCCCGCTTGCGAATCTGTTTGGCAGCATCTTCCGGCGAGAACAGCGCCACCCGTGTTGTCGCGCCCATTTGTTTAGCAACGTTTTCAGGCACGATGGCAACTGGCACAAACACCTCTTTACTTGTCCCAAATGCACCACCTTGCACCTGCTTGAAGGCCTGCGAGTTCAGCATGTCATGCATGGCTGCTTTGCGAAGTGGCGCTGGCGCTGCGTCCAGTTTGCCACTGAGATGCTGTGCCAGATTGTGGGCGCGGCTCTTGCCGGGGTTGGTTTGCCAACCAGCGTCAATGCCCTCGGGCACCTGTAACACCTCGCCGGTGCGCTTGTTGGTCCATTCGCGCATTGGTACCTGTGGCGGGGTGCTCTCGCCGCCATAGCGCTCCGCCTCGCGCTTGGTGATCTGGCGCAGCCAGCAGTTGCAGCCCCAACCGTTGGGCGGGTACCACGTATCCCAAAACGGGTGATCGACCGGCAGCACCACATTTTCCTTGGCCACATGATGCGGGCGGTGCTCGCTCGCCACCCCCAGCCGATAGACAAAATAGGGCAGCGCTTTTTTGGTACGCTGCGCCCGTTGCCACTTGCCCGCGCCATAGGCGGTGCGGGTGTTGGCCCAGTAAATGGTTTTCAAACGGCGGTTGGAACCCAGCTGGACAAGTTTGCGTTCGCCGGTTTGCGGGTCGTCCATTTCCTGCTTGCCCCACCAGCCCATGGAGCGCAGTTTGGGCGCGAGCTGCTTTTTGAATGCTTCAAACGGCAGGCCCTGATCAATCGCAGCGCGGGTGGCCGTGTGAAGCTCTGTCAAAACATCCAGCTGCGTGGCTTTGGCTACCGTAAAATTAAATGCATGCTCTTGGCCGTAGATGTCGCGCCAGTCGAAACTGGCGGCAACCGTGCGGGCGTCCAGATAGGCAGCCACCTCCGGCGCTGGTCCTTGCGCAAAGCGGAATGTGTCACTCATCCGCTGCCCCGCTTATGCGTGCCTTGATAGTGGCCTGTGTCAGCGCATCTGTTAGCGGCCCCATATCCTGCTGTTGCATCAGGCTTTCAAGCGCCTTTAAAAAACCCGCGTAATCGTGGGCCTGTTCCAGCACTTTGAACACCGGATCCAGCAGCGGGTCGCCTTGCTTTTGCCAGTCGCTCAGCCCGTCTTGAATGATCGTGTCCAAGTGATCCGGGTGATCATGCATGTGTTCTTGGGCGTCAGTTTGCAGGTTCTGGCGGTTAAGTGCGGTGCTCATAGGTGGCTTATCGGCAGATTTCTGCGGTTCCTCCTTCTGTTTGACCAGGAACACGTCCTCCTCATCCTCAGGGGCACGCCAGCCGAATTTATCACGTATCTGCGAGCGCGATACGTCCAGACCATTGCTTAGCAACGTATCCAGAATTTCCACTTCGGTTTTGAGGTCTTCCGGCTCCTCAATCACCAGCTTGTAAACGGGATAGCGTTCCTGCCGCCCGAAATTGAGCATCACATAGGGTTGGATTAAATGGGTGTTAATCGAACGGGCCAGCTGCGCCGCATCTGCCGCTTTGATATCGGAGCGCACATCATCATGCACAGTTGCCTGAGACTGGGAGGAGCCATCGTCCGTGGTCATGGTTTGGCCGAGCACGGCTTTGCTGATCTGTTTGTCCAGATACTCCGCCAGCTCTTTAAACACGGCCCCGCCAGTGGATTTACTCTGGATCAGCTCCATATCCATGGTTTGCGGGATGATAGCGGCTGCATCACGGGCGATTGAGCGCACCGCCTGCAACAGCGCCCGCTTGTCCTTGTCACTGGCTTTGGCGCTGTATTTGCCAAGCCGCAGGGGTTGGCCGAAGATTTCGCAAAACGCCGCCCAGTCCTTGAGCGTGTAGCTTTTCAGCATCCATGACCAGACCGCCAACCGCGCCAGACCGCCGCGCACCGGCAGACCTGACTTGATCTTGGGCAAGTGGGTGACATACTTGAACTCTTGCAGCGCGATACCCTCTGCATTTTCATCCTGCTTGAGGCGGATTTCGCGCCGTGTTTGTTTGTCGAACTGTAGCCAGCGTGGATCCACCCAGTCAAAGGCGGCGGGTTTCCAGCGCGGGCCGGAAGTGTCCCACGTGATTTCTACCAGAGCCACCCCTTTGCCGAGCGCGTCCAGCAGGTCCATCTTCAGACCATCAAACAGCGGGTTCTCTAGTACGTCCGTGCGCACAGCCTCGGCAATCTCTTGGGCTTTTTTGTCACTGTCTTCTGCGCCGAGATCATCTTCCAGCCCTATCAGCGCAAGCTTGCGGGTTGAGAGCACGGATGCGTAATGGCCATCACGTTCTTCCATCTCCTGCGCCAACTCGAAAAATTCTGCCGGGTCATCGTCAACGGCCGCCTTCAAAATACCCGCCAGCTTTTGCGGTGTGATCGAATTGGCCACCGGCTCGCCTACGACCGATCGCACCCCTTGAGAGGTGGCGGTTGCTTGGCGCTGTGCCAGTTTTTTAGGCTTTGCAAAACGCTTTAAAGTCTTTTTTAAATCCATCAGACCAATCCACCTGTGCGCGCATTATAAAGGGTTGCCTCATCGGCCCAGTCATCGTCGTCGGTGCTGTCCAGCTCATCTCTCAGCTGCGTAATGTAGGCGTATTCGGCCACGTCCATTTCACTGGCGTATTTGGCGAGCAGCGCTGCAATTGCCCCATCGCCATGGCGTTTCTTGCCCTTTGAGGCCAGCTCCAGTGTGCGCTGGTCGCTCGGCACCTGCGGAATGCCACGCTGGGTTTTAATGGCGCGAAAATCGTTGTGGATGTCGTCATCTTTAGGAATGAAGAAATCGCCATCCTCAAACCCAGCTTTCAGAACAGGAAAATTATCGCGGTAAAAACTCTGGCTGAACAGAATGATCTCGATACAGTGTGCACCGAACTGCTGCTGGATAACCTCGGCCAGATGGGCTCCGTTGCCGCCCCCATCAAGAGCGGCTGAGGAGAACAGCGGTAAGGCATTCAGCACATAGAGCAAGATTTGCTTTTGTTGTTCGAACGGTACATTGCGCAGCTCAAGCACAAACGGTGTGCGCAGTGCCATATTGCGCTGCACTTGCAAGGGCCACAGGACAGTCAAATCGGCCACACGGGCAAAATCCAGCCCGGCATGATGGCGCAGATCCGGATCAAGCGCTGCCAGCACCGGAGCCACATGCTCTTCCAGCCAGTCGCTGGTATCAGCAATGCGCTTTTCTTCCGGCTCATGGACGAACCCGTCCGGACAGGACCAGCGCAGCACCGGCACGTCTTCCATGCGGGCGCGAATAAGCGAACTTGGCAAATAAGCGCCATCCCCTTTTGAAGGCACGCAATAAAGCTCTTCTTCTGCACCCTCGCCATAGGAGGCGATGAGGTTCTCGCGCCAGTGCGCTTCACCTTCAGCGCTCCAAGTATCACCAGTGCGCAGGCAAATGCGCTCATACAGTCCTTCCTTAAGCGCATCATCCAGATCAAAACGCAGCAGGGCGTAGGGTTTGCGTCCCGCCCTTACGTCATTCACCAGCTGGTTAAACGGGTTTTCGTCGCCATCATGAGTGGAGATAATGCACACCTTGCCGCCCCACATAAGCAGGGCAAGAGCGGCTTTTAAAAGCTCTTTTAAATCGTCGTGAAACGCGGCCTCGTCAATAATTACATAGCCCTGACGGCCACGCAATGAACGCGGTTTGGAGGAAAGCGCCACGATCTGGAAGCCGGAGGCAAAGCGGATCCGGAAGGCTTGGATATTGTTGTCCTTGCCATCCGGCAACTTGCCATCGGTAAACAAATACTCCTCGATCTCGACGGCCAGATTGTGGAAGGCACTCGCCCACTCGCCGCAGCAATCGATAAACTCGCGCGCCATTTCCAGATTAAAGCCAATGTAGTAGGTGTTCTGGCCGCTATCGGATTTTGCCGTTGCGCTGGTTAGCACCGCATCAGCCCCCAGCGCCCACGTGGCACCGGTTCGGCGTGATTTTTCAACCACTGTCACCTGATGACTGGCGGTTGCCATCAATAAGCGCTGCTGATACCCCAGCAGCACATCTGTTTGTCCCATGTCTGCCAGATTGCCGACTGCTGGGGTTACGCGCCCGCTATCAGCTCGCAGTTCGGCCCATCGCTTTGCTGTTAAGCGCTCGGCCTTCTCGATCTGTTTCTGGCGAACGGGTGCGCTCATTATTTGCCCTCCATGTCCACACCCAGAATGGCGGATTTGATGGTATTGGCCGCGTCTTTGGAAATGCCTTTTTTCTTGGCAACGCGGTCCACGGCTGCCTTCGCCTTTTCTTCAAACTCGCGCTCGACCTTGGCTCTGCGATCGGAGGAAATATGCTGGGCTGCTGTAGCCTGTTTGAGCGCTGTCGCCAGTCGCATGGCCTCAACCGGTGCAAGGCCGGTTTCGCCTGCATCGCCAAGGATTTCAAAAATCAATGTCTTGATGGCTTCCGCAGCCAAAATTGTCACCTCGTCAGAGCTTTGCGTGCCCAGATTGAGCGCCATTGCCTTGGCGATTTCGCGGGTGTTTTTTTGCCGCCTGGTCATGATTGATTGGCGTATGGAGTAGCGATTGAACGCCGATCTGGATATGGGACCGAGCGTTGGATCAATAATCTTCAACCGGCTGTTAAACTCTTCCAGAATGTCTTGCTGGGTGCGGTCGGTTTTTGCCAGCTCCTGCGCAGCCCATTCCACCACGCTTTGCGCTTCGTCCGGCAGCAGATCAATATCGGACAAACGTCCACGACTGGCACGCTCTTTTGCCATTGATCACGCCTCCGGAGAGGGGCGATCAACGCCAGTTAGCACACGGCGGCGCTCCACATGATCACGTCCTGACTGAGTGAGCTGGGCGATAAGAATAGATCCGGCGGAGCGCAATGTGAGCGCCTGTACTTCGCGCTCCAGATAGCGTAGCTGATTGTGTACATAATCGCGCGATTTCACATGGCCGAACTCCTCCAGAATTTTGGTCAGGATCGACGAATTCAAGGAATAATCCGGCTCGTTGTAAAGTGCCCGCAATACAATCAAGCGCACATCAGAATTTATTTTGTCGGCATAATTCATTTACCGCTCTCCATCAGGTGGTTTTCAATGCGCTCGGTGGTGCGCTTGATGCTCTCGAACGACGTGGCCATGGTATTGAGACCGCCGCGCACCTCGGCCAGTGTTAACTCGATCTGATGCACCGCCTCTTTGCTCGGCAAATGCTCCAGCTCGCGCTCCAATGATTTGAGCGTGCCTTCGGTTTTCACCAAACGCTCTGACAAGCGCTCAATTTTGCCGGAATTGTCACGGGCCCGGGTTTGCAACCAGCCCCAGATGGTGGTGATGATGGCGATGGTCGACAGCGATACCGCCAGCCAGTTGCGCAAGTCTTCAGCGCTCCACATTTACCGGCCTCCCTCAATCTCGAAGCGGCTCTGGCAATCAATGCAACGAATGGCACTGGGGCTCGCCGCGCGGCGACGCTTTGGAATAACCGCCTCGCAATCGACACAACGCTCGCACCCTCTGGCATCCAGCTGTTGCTGGATAGATGTAATCGCCTCGCGGGCCTCGGCTTCGACACGTTTGCGTGCCTGTTCGATCTGGGCCTCTTGGTTCACTACGCTATCTCCGGTTTGGCGATGGGAATGATCGACGAACATTGGCGGGCATAAACAGCGTTGTGGCGTTTGACGCCAATTATGGTGCCGCGCGTGTCGTCATCGTGCCAGCTGAGCGGCGTAAAAATCAGGCATTGCATGCGGGGCAAATCACGCGTCACCGGTGCGTTTGTAGCCGTCATCGTCGTACAGCCGCTCAGGATTGCGCTGCAAATCACGATCAAACTCAGTACGCGTGCGCGCGGCCAATTGCAGGTCATCGGTCATCCTTTGCAGCACCTGTGCCATCACGTGTGCCCGTGCTGCCCTGTCTGTTTGTATCTGTTTGGAATAAGCGGCCACCGCGCCCATCAATTTGACAAGCGCGGTGATGACTGCCAGCCAGCTCACGGGCTAGCCAATTTGTTTGGTGGTGAACCACGTGCGCCAGATCACCACCGCCACACCGGAGACAGCCGAAATGGAAGCGGCTATTTTGGCCTGTAACGCCGGGTCGATATCAATGCCGAACACGGTGGCAAGGCCTGCCAATGCGCCGATGGTGGCTGTCCAGTTGATTTTCGAGGCCCAAGCGGATTTGGTCGGGGTCATTTTTAAGCTCCTTTAAAGCAGAGGTTTTGGGTTTTGGTGATGGGGCCGTGTGCCAGCGGGAGGAACTGCTATTTTTGTTGCAAGGCCTGTTGCAACGCCTTGCGTGTTTGCGGACCAACGATGCCGTCGGCGATCAGACCATGCTGCTGCTGGAACGTCTTGACAGCGGACCGCGTGCGGGGGCCGAAATCGCCGTCTGGTTCGATGTTGCCAAATCCAAGCGACCGCAAACTCTGTTGCAGAACGTGAACCACATCCCCGCTGCATCCAGCGAATAGGGAGAGAACCTCGCCCGCATGGGCGGGTGCCTCTTTCTTTGCAGGATAACGCTGGCGGCTCAGATAGAAATGCGGGCCATCGCGGAATTTTGGCCAATTGCCGCCCCACTTTAGGTCAACATCCAGCTGGTCGGCCGCAGCAAACATGGCATCGGCTATGTCGCAGTAAAGCGCGAATTGCCACAATGCGCCGGTGCCGTCCTCTTCGGTTGCATAGAGATCAACCGCATGGCCGGTCAAATGCCGCGAGTTCAAGGTTCGGGTGGCCCCGCGTTTCAAAAGTTTTTTTTGCCGATCAAGCGTGCGCAGCCCTTCGCTGACCTGAAATGGCTGCTCTGTTAGTTCGCAGGCCAGCAATACGACCTGCAGTAAATCGGGGTGAATATCTTCAATTTTACGACAAGATCTGGCGGACAGTATGTTCATAGGAGCAACTCCAAACAATTGATGCTGAAACACTGCCAGTAAGAGCAAGAAAAAGGGCCGGTGACAGGTTCACCGGCCCTAAAGGCAAGGTACGAATTGCGTGATTGACATGCTTATTTCCGCTTTGGTCGCGGGTGGTGACCGGCAAACATGTCCGGCTGTTCTTGCTGTGAGCGGTTGCTCGTCCCTTTTACATGCCTGATTGCTGTGCGCCGGTTCACCCCCGTGCGCTTGGCAATTTCATTGTAGCTCAGCCCCTCCCGATCCAACCGCCGGATGGCCTGATGCCGCTCTGCAGATGACGAGAACGGCCCTAGCGGCAAATCGATATCCTCGCCGCCATAATAATCGGAGAGTAACGTTGCGTTTTTCGCGCCAATCAATCCGCACAGCCAATGATCGGGACGGAGCTGGCGTGGAATGCGAATGCGGCATCCACCCCGGTTCCGTATCAGCAGCTCAACCGCGTGTTCGGAGATACCGGCCAGCTCAACCAGTTCATTCATTTTTGGTGTAAAATAGCTGCGGTCCATCTGTAGCACTCCGCTGGAATTGGCCTTCTATGAGGCCCGCCGAATTGCGGCGCTGCCAAGGCCAGCGCGCACATCGCGCAAGCGCTCGCCAAGCGCGTTTTGCACTATAATCCACTGGCCCGGAGTGATCTGCGCTAGGCTGAGCGGCCCGACATGACCGTCGATAAACCGCATCAACCCGTCAAATGGCGATTCATCGCGCATATTCGCGGCCACCTGCAGCCGCTGGTAAATAGCGATCGCAACCTGAAATCGCGGATTGTTCATTGCAGTGGGACGGGTGGTCTCCCGGCTCCAGTCCACACCGCCATCACGCGCAAGCCACCCCTTGAGTGCTTCAACAACCCGCTTGCCATCGCGCTCATGGCTGAGCCATGTGCCGTGATCCAAACCGGTTTGCCGCTTGATAAATGTATACAAAGCGGCATCGCGTTTATCGCGCACCAGCCCTAGATTGTATCCGGCAATCCAAAGCGCCCGCGCTTTGGTCAGGTATGGTGAGGACAGGCTGGTGCGACGCGGAGCCGGACCCATGCGCTGTAAAATCACCTCATAGGTTTCGCGGTTGTGACCACGCAAACTGTCACTGCCGGTGATCTGGCGGGCCACATCACGCAAGTCGTCCTCGGCCAGTCCAAGCTGCCGGGCGCGGCCAAACAAGGCTTTTATCGACGTCATTCCACACCTCCATTTGCAATGGTTTCCACAATCACAGAGCGTTTGTCTGCCTGCAGATCCTCGTCCTCGATGTCCTCGAGCAGTTCGTTGATGGTCAAGGCCAACGCGGTGAGGCAAGGCAGCCGCATTGGACTGCGCAACCGCTTTCTCGTCTCGTCGATGCCGGTGCTGATACCACGATAAAAATCCTTGCATTGCCGCTTGGCCTCTTCCGGAATAACGACCCGATCGGAACTAACGCTCTTCATGGAAACCTCCACGCTGACGTTTAGTGATCGGCAGCGGCGGCACCGGTGCTTTGACGCCTGTCCAGCCATGGGGCAGGCCATTGCGCAGGCCGGAGGCTATTCGTGCAATGCGTCCGTACTCCGTGGCCTCACTCACCACCGTGACACTGAGTGGATAGCCGCGACGTGCCCACACATCGCGAATGAGCATGGCGTGTTGCATGGTCATGGCATCCTGATCCCGTGATAAATCACCCATCACGACCTCCTTATGCTTTCGCCAGATCAAGAGTGATCGGCTCAAATGCACCGGTGCGCTCATTGCGCTGATAGACGCGCACATAGGTGGCCGTTTCATAGGGGCGAATGGCATCGGCAATGGCGCTCATTGCTTTGCGCCAGTCCGGATCATCCAGATTGTGCTTGCGCAGCCCCATGATTTTGGCAACCGACAGATTACCCTTGCGATCGGTCTCGAATGCACTTTGCACGATAACCTTCAAATGATCGTTGGCACCCACCGACCAGCGCTTGATGCACTCGTCTATCAGCTGTTGGGCCACCTCCAGCTCAGGGCCGAACACGATGCGGTCTGTGTTCTGGATTTCCAGCTTGAGGCTCTGGTCGTAACTGGTGAGCGTCATGTTGCCCTTTTTGCCACCACGTTTGATACCGTATTCGCCTGCCAGCAGGTCTTTAAACCCCTCCGTTTCTTCAAGAACAGTGCTTTTAAACTCGGTTAAAAGCTGCGACAGCTCGGCCGCTTGGTTTGCCACGGCGCGCACCAAACCATCCTCAATCTGGTGCTCTGTTTTAATGGCACTCAGCGGCACCAAGCGGCCCTTGCCATCCTTCCACATTGCTTCTTGTTCAGTCATTTGGGCTGCTTGCTCACTCATTTGGAAACCTTTCGCTGTTTGAACTGGTGTTGTTTGAACGGGATGATCGTGGCCGCTCGCTCCGGCTCTGCCGCTGCCTTTAAAACCGGATTAAAAAGCTCTTGCAGGGAGCTGCGCGGCAGGCTTAATTCCAGCTGCGTTGCCGCGCGGGCGGCCTGCTCGCACATGTCGGAAAGATCAAGGCACAGCTCACGGCTCATCGGCACACCTGCTGCCTGTTGCAGCAGGTGCTCGCGCACATAGTTCAATGTGATGATGATTGGCACTTCCATTAACTCACCTCCAGTTTGGAATGCGGGCAGCCGGAGCGGCAGGCGCGATAGACACGCGTGCGCACGCTGCTGGTGGCGACAAAATCGCGGCTCTGGTTGTTGAGGCAGATATCGCGGGTTATTTCGCCCAGTACCGGGCACTCGACGCATTCACTGAGCAGTGCCCCGCGTACCAGTTCCTCGATGCGGCTGAGATCCCCCTTGTACGAGCGCTTTAAGGTGCCAGAGATCAGCGCGTTGGATACCCCAAGGCGCGCGGCCACTTTCACTTGGCTGGTGCGGTCACACTCGCCCGCCAGTGCGGCCACCCAATCTGGCACCGGCCGCCAATGGTCGGTGATCTGCTCGCAAAACAGTCGTGTATCGCGCGCCATCAGCTGCTCTCCTTCACGCTGATGATTTCCATAATCTTCTGGCGGTTTGGATCGTAAACGGCCTTTGTGCGCAGGATTTGCGGGGCCATCGGGCCGGTGTTCATGGCAGGTTGCAGCCGATAGCGGTAGACCCCGCGCGCGCCCTTGCGCATGGACAAATAGCCAGCGTGTTTCAGCTTCAGTAGGTATGACCGGACGGTTGCCGGTGTGGGCTGGTATTCTTCTATCGATGCGGCGATGCGCAGCTCGTCCGGGGTAAACCAGCCGAGTTGCCGAATGGCATTCCAGAGGCATTGTTGCCCGCTGGTAGGCAGCACTGTTCCGTCGCGCCGGATGCGTGGGTAGTTGAGCTGTCGGCGGAGCAAGCGGTAGCCCTCAACATCCCCAAAGCTGCTGGCAACCTCAAGATATCCAGCAATGCGCAAACGGCCAATGTAGTCTGCGACCTCGGAATACGCTCCGCGCGCGCACTTGCGAGCCACATCCTCAGCGGTAAACACCTTCTGCTTCCCGCTCAATTCCTTGATCACGTCCCAGTAGTACTGAAAGCCTCGATTTACCCGAGCGACTGCCGGATCCAGCTGCAAGATCTTGCTCATTTGCCCAGCCTCCGAGTTGCCGGAGACGCGCCGGAAATGATTTTGCCGGTGTAGTCAGTGCTATCTATGCGCTCCAATCCGGCATTGGTGGCAAATTCACGTACCGCCACCAGCGTGGTGGCAATGCGCCTTGCCCTGCCATGGGTTTCATCGCAAATGCGCTGCGCCAGATCCTCCATGATCTGTAGTTTTGGCGCGTAGCATCGCGCCAAAGCCATCGTGTCATCCAGATCACAAGGCAGTGCGCCGACAAAATCCAGAACACGATTATGTGCCCGCTCGTATTGTTCCAGTTTTTGCGGCAACAGCTCTTCGCCCAGCAGCAACACAGGCGCTTGGCTGTGCTCTTGGATCTCGCGCACCAGCTCCACCAGTTTTTTCTCAATCAGCTTATCCGCTTCATCAATGATCAGCGGCTGGTGCGGGTTGTCTGAAAGCAGGTGAATGGCCTGTTCGGTGAGATCGGCAATGGTGCCGCGCGGTTTTTGTACGCCCAGCTCCATCAGGATTGCCGAGACCATTTTCTTTTTCGTCCAGCTATCAGCAATTTCGATGCGTGTGGCACCGGTTTTGTTCTGGACGAAAATGCTCGACTGGGTTTTGCCAAACCCCGATGGGCCATAAAAGACACCAAAGCCGGGTAAGCTAAAATCACGGTCAATCAGCTTATTCGCCAGTTGCATGGCTAGAGCGACATTTTTAAGCGGTGCAAAGCCGCCATTGACAACATTCCGGTTACCTGTCATGTTTTAGTCCTCAATTGTAGATTGGCCGCTTTCGAGCGGTCTTTTTTTGGGAAGGTCTAGCCCTCCAGAAAACTCTCCCCGAACTCGTCAGCCATGATTTTCATGGATTTGTATTCCGCACCCTCGCGATATCCGGCCAGCCAGCGGGCATCTGCCTCGCTCAGCGGATCACCTGCGCTAATACGTTTTTCCAAGGCTAGTGCGCGGCGATAACGGTCGAACTGGCTCTCTGCCTTAATGGGGCGGGTGTTTGTGGCCGTGCTTGGCTTTGTCTGCGCTTGGCTTGGTGTCTTTGGTGGCTGGGCAGGCTGCGTTGTCTCACTATCCAGCTCGGCTTTTATTTGCGCCATCACATCATCCAGCCCGTCCGGCAGTTCCGGCTGGGTGAGTTTTGTCACCTCGCCAGCGGCGGACAGCATCGGTGTGCTGTGTGTCTCGCTTGGTTTTGGGAAGGCTGTGACGTTGCTTTGGCCCTGTTCCAGCACCGCGTTCAACACATCACGCGGGCCGATCTTGCGCATCTGGCGACGCATGGAGGTGATCTGTTCTTCCTCCAGCGCTTTTTGCATTTTGCGCACATGCGCGATGGTTTTGACCGGATCCAGCCCAGCCAGCACCGGTGCAAAGGCATGGCCGAGGAACTGCTCGCCGTCATCTGAAAACACAAACAGCTTGCCCAGATCACGTGGGTCTTGGCGGCAGAACACCCGCTCGCCCACCATCACGTTGCCAATCAGATAGTGCTCGTTGTTGCAGCGGATGCCCGATTTTGTCACTGTGCGGATGCCATTGCCGCTGGCAATTGGCGCAAGCAGCACGTTTAGTGCGGTTTCATCGACGGTTTTAATGGAGCCGGTGTATTGCTGTGCCTTGGTAAATGGCGTGCAGCCCAATGCGCCGTGACGATTGTGCTCGTAGACGGTCTCCACCCATTGGTTGGATGCCTCCTGTAACTCTTGCGGGGATAGGTCGACCGCGAATATCTCGGCATCCGATGTGCCGAGCCGATCGGAAAACCTCTTGCGCGATTCAATGACAGTGCGGTCCGCAACGCTGTGCCCCACATAGCCGGGCAGTAACTCGGCAAAGCCGCGCTGCCATGTTCCGATAAACCGCTCCACGTGCGGTTTTTGCTCGGGGCTGTAGGCATCACAGGTCAGCACCTCAACGCCAAGGGCGGCGAACAGCCGCTCTGTCTGTTTGGCAACAAAGTCGCTACCATTATCGGTTTTAACAGCCTCTGGCACACCCCATTTTGCAATGGCATCACGAATGAGCACACCCACAGCGTCTGCGCGCGGGGTTTGTGTCACCAGTACCAATGCGCGGCGCGAGAATACGTCAACGCAGGCGTAGATATGCCAGCGCCCCTCGGTGGTCATAACATCGGCGGGCGATGCATCAATTTCCCATAGCTGGTTCAGGCGGTGGATATTGGCGCTGGCACCACCAGCGGCCACCATGCGCACACTGCCCTTGTATTTATCGGGGTTGGTGAGGCGTAGCAACTCGTTGGCGTGCTCCTGTTTCCATGCCTTGATATGATGCTGGAAGGTGCGCAGCGGCGGGCAGGCAACGGTTTTGACCTCGCCAGAACTGGCAACCAGCTCGAAGCTCTCGCCAAACTTGGCAATCACAGCGGCGCGTATCGGTTTGCAGCTCAGGTGCGGCTGTTTGGCGATCAACCCGAGAATGAACTGTTTGACAGCACCGCTATGCGCCGCCTCCAGAACGCCTGTTTGTGCACGCGACAGCTTTTTGGTGCTGGCAAGGGATGAAAAATCACCGTTTTCCATAGCTGCACGCCAATTGTAAGCGGCAGATTTTTTGAAGCTGGGGATTGTGTCCTTCACCCAGTTTGCAATTTTAATTTCGCCTGCGTTGTATTGATCCGAAACGACGCGCAGAGCCTTGGAGAAACTGCATGCACGGTCGTTTTGGTAGGACTGAATTGCAGACAATATGGCCAGTCTGGCATCCAGATCGCGTCGCTCAACTGAAGTGTTGGCTGCATCTTGCTTGTAAGATATTTGTTCGCTGGTTTCATTTAGCGGTGCGCTGTTAATCCGGTCCATCGCTGCACGCGCTGCCAGCGCATCCTGTGCCAGCTGCGGGAGTAAACTCAGATGGATTTCACGAGCCCCGCCACGCCCGGCCCTTCGGCGATACCTGTCCGGTGCCGCAGCCCAGTTCATTTCAGTGGCACAGCGGGAAATTGCTGCTGCGGATGCAAGACCGGGCAATCTCGCCTCAATAAGCTCGTTTGTGCTCCACCACTGCTTCATTGACCGCTCCCCTGATAGGTCGCGTCTGCGCGGGCTATTTCACTTTCAAGCGCTTTTAATCGCTCTTTAAGCAGCTCACGTTCCAGCAGCGCGCGCTGCTTCTCGTTGATGATTGAGTAGCCAAACAGTGATGGTAGAAACCGGATTAGGCTGATTGCGTCTGTTGCATGAATGAAAGCGGCTAAACGGGGGAGAGACATTTGCTTGTCGCCAGCAGAAGGCGCGGCATACTGGTTAAGCAGCGCTTCGCTGATCTTTACACCCAAGTATAGTGACATTTGGTGAGCGATCTCAGCGCGGCTTAGAGGGCTGTTTTGCATGGCCTCGCTAAGTTGCTGCTTAAGCACTGCACTAACCTCAGTGCCCATAATAGGAGGGCGTCTGTCTCCGAGGTCGTCAATACCCCATGTATCGCTTAGTTCATTCAT